TTTTGTTCTTGGACGGATTCCGAATTTTTAAATTTAAAATACATATCCTGTAAAGGAGAAGGTTTTCCAACAGTTGTTGGACAATCAATAGATCTTCCACGATTTGTAACAGGATCAACTAACCAACATGTCCACTTTTCTGAATATGAATGTTGTGGATCTTGCCACCAAGATACAAAACGTATTACTGATTGATAAATTCCATTTTTTCCTTTATCTGCGGATGGAGAATACTCCAAAGGATTTGAATTTTTTGGTGTAGAGATTTCTACTTTTGGATGAAATAATGCATCCATGTCATAATTTTCTGCCATAGTTTTTAAGAATTTTAGTTTAAAAGATTTAAGTTTTTAAGTAATAAGTTTTAAAGCGCTTTAAATTAAGTTGTTACTTATATTATATATTCACAAAAAGAGCGAAAGTTTTGACTTTTCGCTCTTTTAAATGTTAAATATTTATTAAAATAATTAAATTATTTAGACCAGCCTTTACTAATATCTGAAGAAAAATTAGCAAAACTAAAATTATTTCTATTTATTAATTTAATTATATTTCCAGTTATATCAGAAATAACAAATCCTTCATCTTTAGTAGGTATAAATGTTATATTATCAGTAGTTAAGTATGTTTCAAATATTCCATTATTATTTAATTTTTCAATAAACATATGTTTAAGTTTAGTAATTTCTTGCATAATTTCAACAATATTACATATTGAATCATTATACTCGATTTTATCTAAAATTAATTGTTTTTTTTCAATAATTAGATTTTTTCCTTTTTCAGTTTTTCTTGAATCGATTTCTTTTTGTAATTTATTATCTATATAATTCATAAATTCTTCTAAATAATCAATAAAATTATTTATTTTAATGTTATGTATTATTATATAATTTTGAAATGTTATCAAATAATTAATTAATTCTTTATCTAATAATAAATTTTTATAATTATTATTTAAATCAAGTTTAAAATATTTAATTTCAATATCTAATAATAAATTCATAAATTCTAAAGCTTCTTTTCTTGTTATTATATTTAAATCTTTTAACATTGTTATTGAAGGTTCAAACATAAATACTTTATCAATAAAATTAAGATCATTAATATTAATATTATATAAAGCATATATATCTGATAAAGATGTTCCTTTATATTTAGTATGCCATACAATTCCTATATCTGATTTAGATATTTTTTCTCCTATATCAGAATCTTTTAATATTTTATAAATAATAGTATTAGGATGAAATGAATATTTTAAACCTTCATCTATTAAAGTATCTTTATCAAATAAAAAATCACCCTGCCATATTTCACCTTTCGGAAAGTTTAATTCTGGTACATACTTTAAAAGTAATTTTAATTTAATTGCCAAATCTTTTTGTGTTCCATAATATTTTTCTATATCATCTTCATTATATAAAATTTTTGGATTTTTGGCAAATATAGATTTTATTGCTATACCATAAGATTTAAATCCTGGAAATTCTGACCAAGCAAAAACTGCAGGTGACCCGTCATATTTAACAGAAATATTTATGTTAACAGTTTCATCATCTAATTTTAATCTTATATATAATTGTTTAAACATATTAATTAATAGTTTTAAACCATTTTCACCACCAAGAAAAACTAAATCCTCAGCATGAATCATATGTTTATTAATATTAGGAGTAATTGTTTGCATCATTTTATTTTTAAAATTAAATAATAACATTTTTAATTATATTCCAAATGTTTAGTATAATATTATTATCATAACCTGGATAATTACTTTTAAAATTATTATAATCATTATTAAGTACATCATTTCTTAATATAGTAGATGAAATGGATTGATTATTTTTATCATCTGTTCTATTTTTATAAATTAAAGGTGTTACATTTATTGGAAGTAATATAATATTTACCCCATTTGGTTTTGCATATTTTTTATCTGAAAAATTGGTAAAGAATTTTAATACCTTTTTATAATCATCTTCTTTTTCTGATGCAGCCATTGCATAAGTTCCAGGTTTTGCTGTTTCTATAAATTTATAACATGATGTAACAGGAGTTGGCCAATTTACAACTTCTATTGATATATTATTATAAAGAGATAAAAGTTCTTCAGCTATTTGTAATGAAATATTTTGTGTTATTCCATTTCTAATACCTGGGCCAATAAGAACTTTTATCTCTTTAACATTAGGATGTTCTATATATCTTTTAATTAATTCAATATGACCTATATGCATAGGTTTAAATCCACCTGGAAATAATATAGTAACTTCTCTTTTCATTTTATTATAATTTATACAAATATAATAAATAAATTAATGCGATGTACTATTTTAATTATATTAAACACAATTTAATCTACACCTATATAATGATAACCTCATTTAATTAATTTAATATAAGCTTCTTCTTTAGAATCTATTTCAAAATCAAAATCATTACCTATACCATAAACAGTGCCATCTTTTTTATAAAGTTTTAATTATTTTAAATTTTTTATTGCGTTATGTCCTAATTCTGTTAATTCAATTCCATTTTCATTTTTTATTAAAAACCCTGATTCAAAATATAATTTTAATAAATCTAATGCAATATTTTGAGATTCATCAATACATTCTTTTATTTCATTATCTGTCAAAACAGGTAATCCTCCCTTTTCTACTCTTTTTAAAATTTTATGTTTTATTGTTGTTAAGAATAATTTTTGTGATTGAAATGGTATTATTAAAAATTCATCATAATCTCCATCTTTAATTTTTTGAGCAATTTTTATTAGAAAAGTATTATCATTCATGTTCATAGTTTTTAATTATTTATTCGTACAAATAATTACAAATATAAACAAAATGTTATTAATTAAAAACTTTATGATAATTTAATAGAAAATAAATAAAATTTTAGAATTTTTTATATACTATACTACTATTCTTTTTCGGAAGCTTAAGTACTTTAGTTATATGAAGGGTAGAAATAAAGTTTCACTTTTTATGTTAAGATTGTGTTAATAAAATGCTCTCGGGGTGAGATTTTTAAATATTTTTTTATATACTATACTACTATTCTTTTTCGGTTTGCTTAAGTACTTTAGTTATATGAAGTGTCAAGAAAAAGTTTCACATTTTATGTTAAGATTCTGTTAAACTTTTGTTAAATATTTGTTAAGATTTAAAGTAAATATTTTATATAATATTTTCTTTTTTTATCATAGTTTGCATTGCCCAATAACTATCTATTAAATCATCTATTAATACAACCCAATTTTTTGCTCTTTTTGTTTGAAATATTTCAGGATTATTTTTTAATGTATTTCTAAATTTACAATCTGGGCCAAACTCAATAAAAGCTTTTATCATATCACCTTTAGTCATTCCCTTTTTAGAACAACCAGCAATACTTTTTATTGTTAATGGTGAATATGTATAAATATTTTCATTTGAAATATATTTTGATAAATCATTTTGAAAAATATATCTATACCCTGCTAAAGATAATATAACATTTCCGTGACTTCCATAAGAAAGGCCCTCAAACGCTACATAATTTATTGAAGTTAAATATTCTTTAAGTGATAATATAATAGTTTCAGATAAATTACTTGCATTTTTAATTTCTGTTTGCATAATATCTTTTAATGAAACAGAAGGTATTCTATCTATAATATTTACTCCTGCATTTAAAAAAATATTTTTATCTTTTTCATTAAAATCTTTTGGCCAAGCATAAAAATAATATTCATTGTTAAATAATATGCATGATGCAGGTTTAGACATAGAAAAGTCAAAGGAAAGTAAATTTTTCATTTTAATAAATTTGTTAATATTATATTATAAGTTAAAACATCCCCACATTTTATAGGAAATCATAAGATAAACATTTAAATGAAATATAGGTATTTATATAATAGATTTTTAAAGTGTCTCCTGACTCATTTTTTATAATTCATTTATATCATCTTTAGGAAAACACCATTCACATTTATCATAACCTTGATTAAGTAAATGTTTAGCTTCTTTAGTATATATTTTTTCTGAATCTTTTACATTAAATATTTGACACTCATTGGTTAAAGTAGAAATTTTATGAATTTCCCAAGAATCATAATCAACTATATATTTTTTCTTAAAAATTGAAAATAATTTCATAATTTATTTTTTATTTAAGTTTATTATTTTGATAATGCAATCCCCATTGCGGTTGTTACTAATCTACTTGTTAATAATTTGCCTAAAGGGCCTTCTTCTTTTATTCCCAAAACTGTACAAAAAACTCTTCCTATGGTTGGCCCCGCTACTGCACCTGCAACACCCCCTAATAACCCTCCTAAAAAACCTTCTTCGATAGATTCACCATTTTTTAATTTTTCAACAAGAATATCATATGCTGCTTCAGCATTTAAAATCTCTTCATTTGTAAGATCCTTTATTTCCTCGGCTTCAAAAATTCTTGAAGATTTATCATATTTTATATCTAAATAAGTAGGTAATTTTTCCATATTTATTTTTTATTTCTTTATTTATATATCCAAAGGTTCATTTGTTTGATAAGCACCGGGATCTAATTTTCTTTTTATGTTATATCTATTATATATTAAATTAAGATTAAATGTATTAAATTCAGCAGCAACAGTTGCATGACTAACATTTAATTGTGATAATCCTATAGGAATAATTTTTTTAAACTCAAATGCTAATATTTCAAAACCATTATTATCCAAAAAACTTACATACATTGAAGGCCAAAAAATAGGTTTATCTAATGAATAACGTTGAAATAATTCTATTTGTTCAAAAAACATCCAATAAGTAAAGAATCCTTCAGATAATTTAAAAGTTATATTTAAACTTTTATCTAATATAGGTTCAAGTTCTTTACCTCCTCTGTATTTAATATCAAATTGTGATTGTCCTTGAGATACAGGAGTTAATTGTACTTCAGGAAATGTTATACTTTGTACAGTAGCATTAACATAATCTTCTAAAGATTGATATGGTAATTTAAGTTTTTTGACTATAGGGGTCCATCTCTCTCTTATTTCTGGATAAAAGAAATCTTGTGGAAACCATATGAAATATTGATTAAGCTTTGCATTAAGTATACTCATTAGTAATA